TGCGACAAACCACACCGAAGTGCAGAACACCCGACAATGAAACCCATTTTATTATTGGCTCCGTTAATTCAAAACAGTTCCAAAGAAAATGAAATAGTTGCGGACGGCTTTCTAGGAAGCGGAAGTACAATGGTAGCAGCACACCAATTAAAAAGAAAATGCTACGGCCTAGAACTTGATCCCAAATATTGCCAAGTGATAGTAGACCGAATGAAAAAACTAGATCCGAGTTTAATAATTAAACGCAACGGAGAATTAATAAAGTAAACAGCGAAATTACAGCGATATGCCGAACCCAGAAAACATAACAAAACACGAATTTAATAAAGGCGAAAGTGGAAACCCAAACGGCCGACCAAAGGGACGAAAGAACCGCAGCACGATAGCAAGGCAATGGTTGGAAGTTAATCAAAGTTTAAAGAACCCTTTAACAGGCGAACAGGAAACAATGTCACAGGAAGACTTAATGACCTTAGCACTAATTAAAAAAGCAAGGGACGGAGACGTTGCTGCTTACAAGGCATTAATGGATAGCGGATACGGAGCACCAGTTCAACAGATAGAACAAACAAACATAGAACAGCCACTCTTCCCAGATGTTAATACGGACGACTGCAATATCTAAGATTGCAAAATTAAACAAGCGAATAAAAATAATACAGGGCGGAACTTCGGCGGGTAAAACTTTTGGAGTTATCCCTTTATTAATTGACATAGCAACCAAGCACAGCAACACCGAAATAAGTATTGTATCCGAAAGCATCCCGCATTTAAGACGAGGGGCCGTTAAAGACTTTCTAAAAATAATGCGGTGGTCAAATCGTTTTTTTGAGGATAAGTTTAATAAATCTTTATTGAGATACGAATTTTCAAACGGATCATATATAGAATTTTTTAGTGCAGACGACAGCAGCAAATTAAGGGGAGCGAGACGCGACATTCTATACATTAACGAGTGCAATAACGTAACCTTTGAAGCATACAACGAACTAGCAATAAGAACCAAAAACAGAATATACCTAGACTTTAATCCAGCAAATGAATTCTGGGTGCACACGGAACTAAAAGACGAACCAGACACGGACTTTTTAATTTTAACGTACAAAGACAACGAAGCACTCGATGAACGAATAGTAAAGGAAATAGAAAAGAACCGCTTAAAAGCCACGACAAGCAGTTATTGGGCTAATTGGTGGCGGGTTTACGGCGAAGGATTAGTCGGAATGTTAGAGGGGGTTGTTTTCAGTAATTGGAAATTGATAGACAAAATACCAAGCGAAGCGCGACTACTTGGCTACGGCTTAGATTTCGGATATTCAAACGATCCCACAAGTATTATCGAAGTTTACAATTACAACGGCTCCAGAATATTAAACGAAATATGTTACCAGACAGGGCTACTGAATAACGACATAGCAAAGAAACTACAGAAACACGTAATAACATACGCAGACAGCAGCGAACCAAAAAGCATCGAGGAAATAAAAAGAACAGGCCAACAAATAAAGGGAGTGACAAAGGGAGCGGACTCGGTAAATTACGGCATACAAATAATGCAGGCGCAAAATTATTTAGTAACTTCACAAAGCATAAATTTAATAAAAGAGTTGAGGGCTTATTGTTGGGACGCAGACAAAACAGGAAAGACGCTAAACAAACCACAAGGAAAAAACGACCACGCAATAGACGCAGTTCGCTATCACGAAATGGAAACGCTAGGATTAAACAACACACACGGGCAATACTTTATACGATGAACGATTTAGAAGTAATGATGCAAGCAGTACAGATTTACATCTACCAAAAGAAAGGTGTAAAAATAAGAATTTATTTAAGGGACATCCGAGACATTAACATGCTGAAAGAAGCATACGATTACATACAAAAAAACCAACACAACAAAAACACGAATAATTAATTATATGAATATGAAGTTAGAACTAAACGTGCCGACAAGTTTAAATGAAATTACTCTAGGGCAATATCAAAAGTTTTTAGTTACAAAAGAAGGAAGCAACGACGAGGAATTCGTAGCACAAAAAATGATAGAGATTTTCTGCGGAATACAATTAAAAGAAATTGCAAAAATGAAGTTAACGGACATTAACGAATTAATCGCACACTTTACAAAAATATTTAATGTTACCCCGAAGTTTCAACCAACGTTCAAAATCGGCACGCAGGAGTTCGGATTTATTACAAGCCTTGAGGATATTTCATTCGGCGAATACGTAGACCTAGAAAACAACTTATTAAAGTGGGAGACATACCACAAAGCGATGGCCGTAATGTACAGACCAGTGACACTGAAATTTAAAAACCAATATAAGATCGCAGACTACGAACCGAACAAAGACATGCAGGATTTAATGAAGACTGCACCAGTTGACATAGCGATAGGTTCAAGTGTTTTTTTTTGGAGTTTAGGAAGCGACTTATTACAAAGTTCACTTTCTTATTTGGAGAAGGAAATGGAGAAGGATCCGAAGATGGCGGAGACTTTAATGAAACGGCTCAATTTGCAAAACACTGGGGATGGTACCAATCAATTTATGCACTTGCACAAGGAGACATTACAAGATTTGAAGCAATTACCAAACATAAACTTATTGAATGTCTTACCTATCTCACCTTCGAAAAACAAAAGCAGGAAATCGAGCAAAGGGAACTAAAAAAAATACATAAAAGATGACAGGATACTACAACTTACTAGACAAACTTAAAACACACTTTGACGCAGACGCAATTGTTAATACGGTTACGCAGGGCGACATTTTCAAAGTTGATTTAAGCAAACAGACGATATTCCCTTTGTTGCATATTATGGTTAATAACTGCATAATAAACGGAACTACGACAAGTTGGAATGTTAGCCTTATAGCAATGGATGTGGTCGACTTATCAAAAAGCCAGACAACCGATATATTTCTAGGCAACGACAACGAAATCGATGTGCTAAACACACAGCACGCAGTTTTAAACCGCGCCTTTGAAATAATGAAGCGAGGGAGTTTAATGTATGATTTATTCCAGATTGAAGGCACCGCAACACTGGAACCGTTTACTGAACGCTTCGAAAATTACATGGCAGGCTGGACAATGACATTCGATATTTTAACACCGAACGAAATGACAATCTGCTAAGATGAAACAAACAGAAGTACAAACACAACTAGAGAAGTTTAGAGATTACGTTGTTAGCGAAGCACGAAAGAATTTAACCAGTGGAAACAAGAACCACACCAAAGGACTATATGAAAGTTTAAAGGGCAATGTTAAGGCAAGCCCGAATAGTTTTTATATGGACTTCGAAATGAATATATACGGCCAATTCCAAGACAAAGGAGTAAAGGGAGTAGGTGGAGTTCGGAACACAACGAGCAAATTTAATAGATCAAACAACAAGGGCAAAATGTGGAAACAAAACGCAACCAATAGCCCGTTTAAATTTAAAGAGGGAGTAAAGCCCAGCGTTAAACATTTTCTGCAATGGAGCGCAAACAAAGGACTAAACCCGTACGCAGTTAGAGAGAGCGTTTATCATCAAGGAATTAAACCTTCTTTATTTTTTACAACACCATTCGAAAGGGCATTTTTAAGACTACCAGATGAACTTATAGAAAAATTTGGCTTAGACGTAGAAGAATTATTTAACCAAGCAATAAACAAAAACCAAAAGAAATAATGGCAAACATATATGCACGATCACCGTATATTATTAGAATAGCGCAAGCAGGACAAATAGGCTCAAAGTTACAAATATGGCTAAGCGCAACAACTTTTAGTGTAAGCCCGCAATACACACTAAGCAAATTAATACCTTCCTCGACAAACGTAGAAACACTATACGACATTAGTGCATACATTAGAGAATACATAAGATTTAATTCATGTGCAGCAGGGGGGAACTCGGCAGTAGCAAACCCAACGAATGAACGAGTAAACGTACAACTTAAACTTTATACAGATAACGGAACAACGGTCGCACAAGTAGGAGCAACACAGGTACACATAGCCTTTGACGGTTATACATATTACGAAAATCAATATAACTTTGATTTAGGTTCTTACGGACTTGACGCAGGGAATTACTACTACAACCCGACAAGCGATGCAGGAAAAATACGAGTAACAACACTTGCAAGTTACACGGCAAAATATACAAGTTTTGATTTAATACCAGCGATCACAAGTTTAGCAGTTTCAAATTCAACGTTTGACATTCCACGCGTAAGGACGGCCAACGTTTTAGTAGGGAACAAAGTAGAAATTTTAAATGCCGCTTCCGTAGTGCAGGCGACTTGGAATTTTTACCCACAGGATGAGTGCAAATATACACCTGTAATAATTGACTTCGTAAACAAATACGGAGCGTGGCAAAGGGAGTTCTTTTTTAAAGCAAGTACAGATACTTTTAGCGTTGAAAGCACAGAATACAACCTACTCCAGACTTCACAATTTCCTACAACTTTTTATAGCGGGCTGGAAGGCCAAAGAAAAACATTTAACACCAACGGAAAGAAAACCATAAAAGTAAATACAGGATGGGTTAAAGAAACATGGAAAGAAGTTTTAAAACAAATCATGCTAAGCGAAAGAATTTTAATAGACAACAAACCAGCAAAGATAAACACCAAGAGCACGGAACTATTTAAACAGATAAACACGAAGCAAATAAATTATAGTTTAGAGTTTGAGTTCGCATACGAAGTAATTAATTCAGTAATTTAATGAAAAGAGAGGTAGCAATTTATATCGAGACGGACATAGCACAAGCGGAACTAAACTATTCACGCTTGGAATTATTCAACGATGAAAAAATTAGCGTTAGTTCAACGATCCAGAACATCTCGGACATAAGCAAAATCTTTACGGACTTTTCGCAGGGTTTTACAATTCCTTGCACCCCGACAAACAACGCAATATTTAAACACTTCTATCAGAATGACGTAGACTCATTAGGAATAATAGACTACCAGAACAGATACAACGCTTACATTGAAATTGATACAATTTTTTTTAGAAGGGGCAAAATTCAGTTAGAAAAAGCAAATTTAAAAAACGGAAAACCCGATAGTTATTCCGTTACTTTTTACGGAGCGGGAGTAAGTTTAAAAGATTACTTTGCTGAAGACAAATTAAGCCAATTAGATTACGCAGATTTAAATCACAATTTTACAAACCAAGAAGTTTATGACCGAGTAACAATAGACAGTTCAGTAAATGATTATGATGTTCGTTACCCGTTAATAACTTCAAAAAAAGTCTGGCAATTTGGGGCAAGTGTTCCAGTACCTACCGACAATCTACCAACTTGGTACGATTACCCAAATGACAATAGTAATAATTTAGAACACGTAGCAGGGGAATTAAATTATACTGATTTATTTCCTGCGGTTAGGGTTGCAAGTATTTTTGATTTAATTCAAAATCAATACGGAATAACATTCAATGGTTTATTTTTACAAACTGATTTTTTTAGAAAGGCATTTTTATGGTATAAAAACAAAAGTCAAATATTTGAAGTAAACTCGCCAACAATTGTTACTTGGGCAACAACTTCAGTAAACCCCGATAACCAATTAATCTTTGACACAACAAACAACACTTTTCAAAATGGAATTTTTCAAGCACCTGCAAATGGCAGTATACTACATTACCTTTATCTTACCGTAAACTCTACAACTCCAGCAGGAGCCGCAGGCTATTTAGACATTTATATTAATGGAGTTTTTGCAGTAGCACAAACTATTTATGACGGATTAGTAAATTTCCCTATCAATATTGGATATATAGGAAATGGAATAGTAAGTTTTATTATTAGAACAAACTCGCCGATTATTTTTAATCTTACTTTTGATTACATCGCGTATTCTCTTCCTGGTTACATTCCAGTTTGTATTGCACAAGCAACAGCAGTAGTAAATTGTAGCGGAAGAACTGATTTAGCAGGGTTAGCACCCGATATGAAAATAAGCGATTTTGTAGCAGGGATATGCAAAGAGTTTAATATGACCGTTTATTCAAATGAAAAAAACGTATTTACTTTTGATCCGTTGCCTGTTTGGTACGGCAAAGGAATTACAAAAGACATAACGCAATATACAGACGTTACAAGCATTGAAATAGAACGAATGAAATTGTACAAGTCAATAGAGTTTAAATACCAAGACAGCGAATGTTTTATGAATAAATACTTTTTAGAAAGTCCTTTTAATGTAGATGCACACGGATACGGAAATCTAAAAATAGGTTTTAATTACGACGGTGGCGAATACAAAATTGAAAGTCCATTTGAAAATCTACTGCATACAAATTTCGGAAACAATCTGCAAGTAGGCTATTCTTTAAATAAAGAATTTACCCCGTACATTCCCAAACCTTGTTTATTGTATATGAATGAACTAACAACTTTAACAAGCGGAGAAATAAAGTGGCACGGACAACCAAGCATAAAGAAATATGTTCCATTTGGCCAAGACACAAATGTGCTTAGTTCAATAGGCGGCTTCTTTCCTGTAACGTTAAATTTTGGAGCAGAAATCTCAAGTTTCTATAATGTTGTAAACGAGAACACGCTATACCAAATCTATTATTCAAGTTATTTAAATAACCTATACAACTATAAAAATAGATTAGTAAAAGTTAAGACAATCCTGCCTATTTCTTTACTGACAACTTTAGGATTAAACGACCGACTAGTGATACGAGACAAACGTTATTTAATAAACGAAATGCAGAGCGACTTAACAACAGGCGATGTAAACTTCACTTTAATAAATGACTTTGCAGAAGTGAAACCAATTAAATATGAAGTTAGCCCTGTAGGAACAGGAAGCGAACACAAAATGGCAATTTATTTTAGTACGGGAGTTACAGAAGTTATGATTAAAAAAAGCGCAAATGCAAGTAACGTTACTTTGTCAAGCGTATTATTTACAACCGAAGGATTTTTAGAGATTAGCGTACCACCAAATGTCGCAAGAATAATTACAATTACTTTATTAAGCAATTACCAAGACGGAAACAAGGATACAAGTTACATAATAATAAACCAACAATGATAAACCAAATAATACAAATGCTTTTAATAAGCAACTTTTATGGAGAGAGCGAAACCATCGACATCGCAAAGGGAAAATATAAATTTACCACCAGCATAAGACAACAATTTAAACAAGCGATGAGACAAAAATTAATGGAAAATAAACTAAAAAATAATGGCTGAAAAAAGAGTAATAGAGTTAGAAGTAAAGACAAACGCAGGAACCGCCGCCGCAGAAATTAGTGCGGTAGGAGTTTCATCCACAGCGGCAGCCGCAGGCGTTACAACGCTAGGAAATGCCAGCGCAGCAACAGGTGCAAAAATGGGGACGTTTGGAGCGATTAAAACTGCGATCACAGGATTAGTACCTGGACTTGGAGCCGCCGAAGGTGGAGTGATGAAATTAGGCGCACAATTTACAAAGTTACTCGCTAACCCAATTGTTTTACTTATTGCAGGAATTGTAGTGGCTTTAAAATTTGTTTATGAAGCATTCCAATCAAACGTACAGGGGGGAAAAGATATAGCCGCAGTTTGGGAAGGTTTAAGCGCAGTGGGAACACAAGTAAAAGACGCAGTGATGGGATTAGTGCGTGCGTTCGGTTATGCAGTACAGGCCGCATACAAATTTATTACTTTAGATTTCAAAGGCGCGGCACAGGCAATCAAAAATGCAAATGGTGAAGCGGCTGCTTCTTACAAACAATTAGGAGACGCAGCAAGCGGGAAAACTTTTCAAATTGTTAAAGCATTAGAAAAAGAACAACAAGCAAATAACAAAGCAAAAAAAGAACAGGCGGTAGCCCAGTCAGCAGTTAATAAATTACTCGTTCAATCAAGGGAAATCTTAACAGACGAAACCGCGTCAATGGCTGATAAAAGAAAAGCACTAGCACTCGTAACAAAAGAGGAAACAAAAGCCGCCGCAGAACGCGTAAGAATTGCACAGGTAGACCTTAACATTTTAAAACAAAAAGCAAAGGCACTAGGCGGACAAGCGGAAATAAAAATGAAGCAGGAAATTAGAGACGCAACGGTTGCTCTAAACGAAGCCGAAACCGAAGGCGCAATGACAGGCATTAAATTAAACAAGCAAAAGAAAATGTTAGCGCGTCAAGAAGTTAACGACAACAAAGAAGCAATAGACGCTGGCAAGGAACGAGCAAAGGCAAACACGGATAAAGAAAAGGAACGAGTAAAAGAGAGGGAAGACACACTTAAAAAAATAAAAGATTTAGAGCAAAGTTATAGCGATAGTTTACTAAGCGAGGAAGCAAAAGAAATCGTAGGAGTTCAAAGAAAATACAAGGAACTATACGATCAAGCCGCCAAACACAAACTAGACATATCAGAATTAAAGAAACAGGAAGCCGCCGAAAAATTAAAAATTGAGGATAAGTACGATCAACAAATAAATGATAAAATAGCGGCACTTACAGACACCGAGCAACAAAAACTTTATGACGCTTATCAAAAAGAAGTAACCGCTGCAAAGGGAAATAAACTATTACTAGAAGCACTAGAAGTTGATTACTTTAAAAAAAGAGACGCATTAACAAAAGCAGAAAACGATAAGAAAGCCGCAGCAGATTTAAAGTTAAAAGAAATTTTACTAAGCGAGGGAGACTTTAAACTGCATAAATTAAATCTGGATTACCAAGCGCAACAACTTTTATATGCGGGGAACGAGGAAGCCTTAAAAGCATTAAAGATAAAGTATGGCGAGGACACAGTTAAAATTAATGATGAAGTCGCTGCCAAACAGATAGCAGCAGACAAAGCGGTTGCAGATAAAAAGAAGGAAACTTTAGATAAACAACTACAATTAGTTAAAGGAAGTTTTCAAGCATTCGCAGACGTGGCTACTTTGTTCGCAGGTAAAAATAAGAAGGCACAAAAAACAGCGTTCGGAATACAGAAGGCGGCAAATATAGCGGCAACCACAATAGACACTTATACAGCGGCAATGGCGGCTTATAAATCGGCTTCGGCAGTTCCTGTTATTGGATCAGTTCTGGCACCAATTGCAGCAGCAGGAGCAGTGGCCGTAGGTTTAATGAACATTAAGAAAATAGCCGCTTCAAAGTTTGAAGGTGGCGGAACACCAAGCGCAGATACAGGTGGCGGTGGCGGTGGCGGAGCGACAGCACCAACAATGAGCGCGCCACAATTTAATGTTGTAGGTCAAAGCGGAGTTAATCAGTTAGCAAGTTTAGGCCAACAACCAGTACAGGCTTATGTTGTTTCGGGGCAAGTAACATCACAGCAATCACTTGATAGAAACAGACTAGCCAACGCAACGCTCGGCGGATAAAATACAACAAACAAACAATAACTTAATTAAATAGATATGCGAATAGTAGAATTAATTATAGACGAAAAAGACGGGGAAAGCGGAATATCGGCAGTATCAGTAGTTGAAAGCCCAGCGATTGAAAGTGACTTCTTAGCACTTAAAAAACACGAAGTAGAACTAAAAGAAGTTGATCCCGAAAAAAGAATTTTAATGGGTGCCGCGTTAATTCCAAACAAACAGATCTACCGCAAGAACGAAAAAGACGAAGAATATTATATTTATTTTAGTGAAGCCACAATAAGAAAAGCGAGTGAATTATTTTTAATGAACTCAAACCAAAATAACGCGACTCTAGAACACAAGCAAAAATTAGATGGAATGTCAGTCGTTGAAAGTTGGATCACCGAAGGCGAACATGACAAGTCTATGAACTACGGGTTTAACTTCCCAAAGGGAACATGGATGATTT